CCCAACATCAAGCAAGACTTTAGTGCCCTTTGGAGCGTTAGGTTTATGTATATTTTTGTATTCGTCTATGACTGTATCAGCCCCTGTGCCATCTATGAATATGGGCCAAGGATCGCCCCCTAAATTAAGGGTACAGGATACCTCACAACTAGGTCGATCTTTATGACGCTTTAAAATGTCTCCATTTTTATATAATCTAGCGTACGAGTAAGTTGGGATTAGTTGTAATCCTGTTTCTTTTTTCATTACTGGCAACATTTTCATCATCAAAGTTTCCATTACCATATCAGCATAACAAGAATAAGTATTAGGAACTTGTTTATCAGACCAAGTGCCTAGCATACCTATATCGTGAACAATATTGTTTTTATACATGTATTCAACAGCATCACGTTTAAGTAAAAAATAATTAAATATAAAATTAGCTAGCTCATAAGATGCTGCTTTTTTAATTACTTGATATCTATTTACTCTAAATGTCATACAAACATACCTTTCTGTAAAAAATTAAAAGACACTGATATCCTTATATCATTTGATTCGTTAGGATCAACACAATGCATTAACCACGATGGAAACATAATACATCTTCCAGCAATAGGCTCATACTGTATTTCTCTAAATAATCTTGGTGGTTTTTCTCCTTCTTTTTGTCTAGGTCTACACATTGCAGCTGATGATCTTGGATCATCTATTTTTAAATTTCCACAATTTTTAGGAGCTTTAATATAATAAACGCCAGACCATAAAGAATTAGGGTGTTGATGTGCCCTATTCATACCTCCTGGTGGATTTACATTAGCCCACATATTACCTAAGTAAGGTTCACTTTCATAATGTTCTTGATCGTATATTGTTTTTTGACAAGCTAATAACATATTAACTAATTTTTTATATTCGGGTAAGTTAGCCATGTTAGTTGTTGAGTGCCAACTTTTAACATTAGTTCTTTTTATACCTTTATCTTTATTAGCCCAAGCCATAATATCTCGTTCTAGTTCTTGATTAAGAGTTGGATGTTTTATATCTGCAATATAAATAGGTGTTGGAAAATGTAAATCTCTATGCATTATTTAAATGGTGGACCTCCAAACCACATTACTAAAGATTTTCTGTTGCCACGAATTACAGGTTTAACTCTATGTCTTATAAACGATGCAAAAAATATAGCTTGTCCTTGTTTAATTTTTGCAACTTTACCTTCAGCCATTAATTCTAAGTCCCCTCCTTCAAATTCATTTTCAGGGGATAATAAAAGAGTCATAGATATTTTTCTAACTGGTGGTTCATGTGCCATACTAACATCGTTATCAACATGCCAATCATAAAAACCACCTTCTGGATATTCTGTATACTGGGCATATTCTGTTAGTGTCATTCCATCAAAACCAAAATGATTTCCATTAGTTTGTTTCATTACTTTTTCAATGTTTTTATACATCCCTGGCATTTTTTTAAATGGTATCCAACTAATATGTGATGTTCTTGTTTTAGTATCTATCACTCCATATTTAGTACCTTCATCATTACCAACTGATGCAGTTTGTTTTGGTTCTGCTCTTCCAGCTTCAATAACCATTTGACATTGTTTTGGCGTAAATATAGGTTGAAGTGTTTCAACTATAAAAGATTTCCAACGTGGCTCAGTAATCATGCTGCGCCTCTATTTTTAATTGGATCAAAAGCTACATCACAATTTGCAGCAAGTGTTCTTCTTGTTTCATCAGTTCCATTAAATGGATAAACTACATGCCTCATATCATATGGAAACACATAAAAATCTCGAAGATTCATTGGTGGTTGATAATCTATTTTTGCAAACTGGCCATTAGTTGCACCTAAGATTTGTAGTCTTCCATTTTGTGGTGTTTCTTTTGCTGAATATTCTTTACCATAAGTTGATGGTAGTTTTAAAATCATCACACTTGATAGCCCTGTAAATAACATTCCTCTATGAACATGTGCTGGATTATACTCATTTTGTTTCATTTCATTTACCCAAATAGAATTAATATGTAAATCATATTCTCTTATCTTGTTCCAATTTAAATAATGTTTAAATATAGTTACAAAATAATCCGTAACATTTCTAGGTAATTTATTATGATTTTTCATCTTTGATTCATCTTTACCATTATAAAATAATGAATGTTCATTTTCTATTTTACCAACTAGCTGCTTATTAGCTGGATAAAGATTGTTATAATTCTGTTCGTATATTTGATTAATTGTAGTAAATATATCAAGAGGCACTTGATACTTTAAAACAGATTGACCTAGAAATATAAAATCAAAATCTAATGTGCCCATATTCTTTCCTAATTCTTTGTGGTATTTTTTCTATGTAAGGATTATAAGTTTTTTTAACTTTTCCTGACCATACTTTATGCATATTTTTTCCAAGTACTGTATCATCATAACTAATGCCATTTATATTAATTTGTTTTAAGTTTTCAAAGTAATGTGGATAATAAGGCTCTTCTAAAAAATCATATATCTTTCTAAATTCTTTTTCAGGGTTTGCTACAATGTCATCATATTTTACAAAATGACACATGTTAGGATAATTAAAGGCATTTTTAATTGCATTTAATTCTTTAGCTACAGCTCCTTTTTTATGCATAAGTTTAAATAATTTTTCTTCATCTGTACTACCATATCCACTCACAAAAGAACCTGGGTTTTCTGTATACCACTTCATATAGCTAGCTAATACATCCATTAAATCTCTAAGCAAAACTATACACTTAAAAGGTTTTTTAAAATGCTTTTGCATTAGCTCAAAATTTCCTGGATTACCACTAAGCATTACAGGGCCTCTATCAATAATTACTCTTTGAGGCCAATCTTTATAATATAAATCATATACGTTATCTAAAACATTATCTAAAG